AGATCTCAAAGATGATTCATTGCAAGACACTCCCAAAAGAGTGGCACACATGTTTGTGAATGAAATTTTTTGGGGACTTGATTATAATAGATTTCCAAAATGTACAAAAATAGATAATAAGATGAACTATAAAGGTTCATTTGTATTAGAAAGAAATATTAATGTTCAATCATATTGCGAACATCACTTTATTGTTATTGATGGTGTTGCTAGTGTTGCTTATCTTCCAGGAGAGTTCGTTCTAGGGTTATCCAAATTAAATCGTATTGTTCAATTCTTTTCTAAGCGCCCTCAAGTTCAAGAAAGATTAACCGAACAAATTAGAGCAGCAATTGCATTTGTTGCTGGAACAGAAGATGTTGCAGTTCAAATTGATGGAGCACACTTTTGTGTTAAATCACGAGGTATTCAAGATCTTAGATCCACAACCGCCACAGCAGCATTGTCAGGAGTTTTTGAAAGTGGTACCCAACGTCAAGAATTCTTAGCAGGATGCCGATCCTTAATGGCCTAATATGACATATATTTCACATGAGATTCCCAGATGTTTAATAGATGAACATCAAGATTTTATTAGCGATTATCAATTTGTATTACTTCATAAAATTTTAGAAGATAAAGATTATGCAGAGCTGGTTTGTGCATTTGCAGGTTGTGGAGAATTTACTTATCTTGATAATAGTTGTTTTGAATTAGGAGAATCATTAGATAATGAAATTCTTTATGAATGGTTCACAAGGTTAGAACCAAACTATGTTGTCTTACCAGATGTTCTTGGAGATAAAAAAAGAACATTGGAAAGGTCTCTTGAATTTATTAATGATTATCCCGATACTATCATTCATGGCATGCCCGTTATTCAAGGTTCTACACCAGATGAAATGATTGAATGTTATAATGAATTTCTGAAGTTTGAATTTCCTATAATTGGTATTCCATTTGTATATTCTTGGATCGATAAGGATCCAACTCTTCAAGCAAATGGAAGAATTAAATTACTTGAAAAAATGGATAAGGAATGTATTAATAAAAATTTAAAACATCATTTATTGGGAACCTGGCAAGCAAGAGAGTTTGCGCATTATAGGAATTATGACTGGATTCATAGTATAGATACTTCTAATCCGGTGATGTCAGCATTAGATGGTACCCCTTATGCGGGTATTCATGGATTGACACAAAAACCGAAATCAACATTTGATTCTGTTTATGATATGAAAGAAGAAGATATTAATTTAGATCTTTTATATTATAATGTTGATACCTTCAAAGAAATTGTTACAGGAATTGGGTTTAACGCCGAAAGACGTTCTGCTAAATTTCCCGAGAGAAAATATCCAAAGGATTTGGATTATTACAAATATTCTACATATTCAGGCACACATGGCTAATAAAATAAACCCAGAGCATTATCAAAGTGATACTAACTTAGAAGCAATTGATGTTATAGAAGCGTTTGATTTAAATTTTCATCGTGGTAATATTGTTAAGTATGTATTACGAGCTGGTAAGAAAACGGAAAAGGGTTATGAAAATAAAGAAAAACAATTAGAAGATTTAAAAAAATCAAAATGGTATCTTGAAAGATTAATCAAGACTGTTGAAGAAGGTTAATATGAATTTACAAGAAGCCAGAAATAAACTTCCAGAGATTAAAAATAATGTCGCTGTTATATTATCAGGCGGCATGGATAGTTCTATTGTTACAATGATGTTGGCCCGTCATTATGGACCAGAAAAAGTATTTGCTTTAACATTTAATTACGGACAAAAACAAGTAGCTGAATGCGGAAAAGCAAAAGACTTATGTCGAGAATTAGGGGTGGCACATAAACAATTAGATATTGGTTATTTTGGAGAATTAGTTCAACCTATTAGTGCAAATATATCTGGTACTGATATTGATATGCCTGACATTAAAGAAGTATTAGGAGATCCTCAACCCGTAACATATGTTCCATTTAGAAATATGATGTTATTGAGTAACGCTTGTGCTTTTGCAGAAGTGGTAAAGGCGGAATATATTTTTTGTGGTCTTCAAGTTCATGATGAATATGGTTATTGGGATACTAGTCAAGCTTTTGTTGATGCACTTAATGAAATCACAGTTTTAAATAGAACATTTAAAACAAAAATTATTGCACCGTTTTCTTTATTGAGCAAAACAGAAGAACTTAAAATTTGTAAAGAATTGAGAACATACAATTTATTACAACATACTTTAACTTGTTATGATCCGGATGTAGAAGGAAAAAGTTGTGGAGTATGCCCTTCATGCAGTGAACGTATTAAGGCATTTATGAATATTGGTGATCCGGATCCAATTCCATATCAAAAAGAGATAGACTGGCATGTGTAGTATTTCAGCAAGTAAAGATAAAAAGCTTTTACTTAAATTAGTTGACCTAAATAGATACCGCGGGGAAGAATCACATTCTGTTTCTCAGTTTTTGTATACTGATGATGGCCTAGACCTTAAATCTCAAACAAAATCTTACGGGCCTTTAGATTTAGATTTATTAGATGGAAATTGGGATTATTGTGTAGTGCATCAACAAGCACCAACATCAAAAGAAGTTAATAATACTGATTTAGCAACAGGTAGATTTATTCATCCCGCTGAAAAAGACAAATCATATTTGTGGCATAATGGTATTATTAAAGAAGGAAAATTTGAAGGTGATTGGGATACGGAATGGTTATTTGATCAAGCATTAAATGAAGATCTAAATGAAGTAGATGGAACTTTTGCTTGCATGTTATATCATGAAAATCAAATATATGTTTTTCGTAACGAAATCAGTCCTTTGTTTAAAGACAGTGCTTCTTTTTCTTCAACTAAGTTTGAAGGATCAACACCGGCAGTACCAAATATAATGTGGAAGTTAGATTATGGAACTGGTGTTTTAGAAGAAAAGTGGAAATTTAAAACTAAAGAAAATCCCTATCATTTTGGAGAATAATGTTTGTACATCCTGTGAATGCCTCTACTGAGGTAACGAATATAGATGAAACAATGATACAACCTAATACTATTGATTTACGAATCGATAAGGTTTATCGAGTTGGCGCTGGTCCAATGCACATGGATGAAGACAAAAAAGAACATAGAAAATTAATAGAACAAAAGGTTGATGGAAATGGCAATTTTACTTTAGACCATGGCGCCACTTATCAAATTCAATCTAAACAACATGTTGATATAGCAGAAGGAGAAATTGCAATTCTTCTTGGCAGAAGTTCTTTTAATAGAAACGGTGTTTTAATTATAAGTTCAATATATGATTCAGGATTTAAAGATTACGCCGGTGCTACTTTGTATAATCCTACTGGCGAAACTACAGTAAAACCAAATACACGGTTTGCTCATTTAATTATAGCTAAGGCTGAAACACTACACAAATATGATGGGGACTATGGCGAAAAAGGTTGAACTAGATAAGAAAAATTTGATTAAGATGTTAACACCTGAAAAATTTAATATAGAGGTAAAAACTTTATCTGATAAAATGCCTATAATGGATGCTATATTATATTATTGTGAGAAACATACATTAGAATATGAAACGGCGGCTTCTTTAATTTCAACAGATCTTAAAAGATCATTAAGAAAAGAAGCAGAAGATTTAAATTTTATTCGAGCAACATCAAAATTACCAATATGAGAGACAACAAATGTTTAAAAAAATTAAACAAAGTTGGGAAAATATTTGGCTACCTAAATTACAAGATGGTAAAACAAAAGTCGAATTGGAAAGAGATAAAACATATGAATCTAGATGGGTTTGGTATCATACTCTTCTCGTGATTGAATTAGCTGTAGCCAATTTACTCCTGCTTTATATTGCAATTAAATTATGAATGATTTTGAATGTTATAGTACTTACACAGCTTTAAAATTACACTTTACATCAGAGTATGATTATTTTAAATATAATGGAAAATGTAATGTAACTTTATCGTCTTTTAATAAGCGAAAAGAAAGATTTTTCTTTAAGAAATTATCTCGAGAATATAATAGCGGAGAATTAGTAGATTTTTTAGTATCTAATTTTTCAAGTAATATAAATATGTGGATAGGTGATGCATTTGGCGAAAGGTGTGTATCAACTTATCTGGAATGGAAAAAACGTATTGAGAGTTTACAATACAACTTCCGTTCCGATTGTACAAGTATCATGGATGATAACCCAGAAAATTTCGACAGTTTGTTTGAAATAATCGATGGACAACATCCTCCAATATTTCGTTATGTTTTAGCGAAAAAAATAAATATTGAAACATTTATTATATTGGATGATATTTTGAACTTTATACCAAAATTTAATGAAGAGTTGCAGGATACAATAGTGTGGCCGGACTACTTCAAGATGTGTATGAAGTATAAACCTTTCTTTAACCATGATCTTAATAGTAGTAAAGATACTTTGAAAAAAGTACTTGAAATTCAGTAAGATTTAGGTTATAATAATAGTTATATTATGACAGCGTGGATATAACGAAAAAATCGAAACAAAGCAGATACAAGGAGAAATATGTCGTTTGCAGATATGAAAAAGAAAAGAGGTTCCTCATTAAGCCGCCTCTCCGAAGAGCTTAATAAAATTAACAGTCCCCAAATTGGAGTAGATGATAGATTCTGGAAAGCAGATCTAGATAAAGCTGGTAACGGTTATGCTGTTATTAGATTTCTTCCTCCTGTTGAGGGAGAAGATCTTCCATGGGTACGCGTTTTCAATCATGGTTTTCAAGGACCAGGTGGATGGTATATTGAAAATAGTCTTACTACTAATGGTAATAAAGATCCAGTTTCTGAATATAATTCTAAACTTTGGGATACCGGTCTCGAAGCTAATAGAGATATTGTTCGTAAACAAAAAAGACGTTTGACTTATTATACTAATATTATGGTCATTGAAGATTCAAAACGTCCTGAAAATGAAGGTAAAACGTTTTTGTTCAAGTTCGGAAAGAAAATATTTGATAAGATTAATGATCAAATGAATCCTCAATTCGAAGATGAAACTTCTGTTAATCCATTTGATTTTTGGGAAGGTGCAAATTTTAAATTAAAAATTCGTAAGGTAGAAGGTTTTACTAATTACGATAAAGCTGAATTTGCGGCTCCAACACCATTATTTGAAGATGATGAAAAATTAGAAACTGCATGGAAACAGCAATATTCTCTCCAAGACTTTCTCAAGCCAGATAATTTTAAATCTTATGAGGATCTTAAAGCAAGACTTAATAAGGTTCTTGGTAGTGGAGTTGATCCTAATATGCAAAGAGCAGCGGAAACTGTAATTGGACCAGTTGACTCAATGCCTTTTGATGGGGTTCCTCATAGGCCCACTCCTCAGCCAACTCAAAGTGGTAATTCGGATGAAGGATCATCCAAAGAAGGAGATGCTAGCAGCCTTTCCTATTTCGCCAAATTAGCAGACGAAGAATAAAATTAAAAAGCAGAAAGGGCTAATCTTATTTCAAAGGATCTTTGCTCTTTCTGCCCGCATCCGGTTTAGTTACTTGTGTATAAACAGTAGATGAATTAACTGAACTGGAATCCACATTATTTAACGTAGCCCCTCCACCTTTATTTTCCTTCGCTTCTATTAATTCTCGTTGTTTTTTTTCAGCTTCTATCATTTTTCGGTAAGCAGCGGGATCATTTCTTTCCATTTCAGCACGGGCTACGGTTTCATCCGAAAACAATCGATCTGCGGCAAATCTACCCATTTTACCCATATCCATCAACATTCCCGCAATATATTGGGGGAGGTTTTGAAAGAATAGGAATACTGGGTCTATAAGGTGTTCCGTAAGAGCATCAACTGCCATAGTAAATATTTTTTTAATGCCGGTGAAGAAAGAAAAATTACCGTCGGAATCTCTTAAATTTTTATCAATAAATTCTACCGCATTATTAAAATCAAATTTCTTTAATATCCAAGCAACTGCCTCACCCAAAAGATTTGGGATAGCGAACAATACATCATCGAATATAGACTCTATACCCGACCCTATTGCGCCTGTAATGCCACCCTCTTCATAACCCTTCATAACGTTTGTTATAATATCAAACGCGGCAAATAAGAAACCAATAGGAATAAAAATCCTCCCAAGTACTTTAGCGATTTTTCCAACGGTTTTTAATATGCCTCCTATTGGTTTCATCCAATCGGTCAATGGAGCAACTATAGCTTTAAATGTTTTAGCAATTTTAGTGAATGCTCCTTCTGGACCAAATGATTTACCTATTGAGGCTTTAAAAGATTCAAATGTTTTTATTGGATGTGCCAGAGCCTCTGCATTT